GGACAATACACCTTTTCAAGTTCAAGATTGTTCGGTGCCTTGAAAAGTTTAGTACACTCTTCCGCAGCACGTTCACCAATTTCCCAACTATATTCAATCGCCTCTTTTCCTTTACGATTTCCCACATCAAATTCAACCATTACAGAGTCTGTATCTCCATACCTTACTTTTGCACCCGGAAAATTCTTTTCAACATATGCTTTCGTCTCATCAATCATACTTCTACCCTTTAGGGTTACAGTCGATGCAATTTGTACACATGGTAACATACCTTTTGATGCACCTGTAAAACCATATACAGAGTTCATAGACACTTTATACGCTAATTGTTTACCATTATACATTTCTTTTAGGGCACCAGTTGATTTTGCCATATCCTTCTTAGCTTGTTTACGAAACTGTTTCAATTCTAAAAGAATACTCGGTAAAAGACTTGGAACATCTTGTGCAAATTTATAAAATCCGAACGTTTCATATTTTATACCTGGAATATCTTCATACTTAGAATCCATAACAAGTGTTGAATAACATAAATTGTGCGCCATCATGATTGATGGATACAGACCTTCAAAATCCAGCGCTGTTATTGGTGTATAATAGGCACCTTTCTGTGCGTCTAAAACGGTCGCACCTTCGTATCCAACCGCAGAATACTGACCCCATGATATTGTTGGAACCATGAAACCCATTTCACGCGCTTTTTTTGTTAGTAAACTAAATACTTTGATTTGTTGCCCTCTTTCAACTAAATAACACAGTGGAACCCATGTCGCTTTAGCCATTTCCAGGAGATTGATAAGTGTACACAACTTTGATAATAATCGATGTGGTAACAATGTATCCTTAATACAATATTCGGCGACCTCACGTAACTTTACGGGGTCTTCTTCAACAAAACGCGCAAACATTTCTTTTGGTGGCATATCAATTTTATTGTCACCGAGGTACAGTTTAGAAACATTATCAAGTTTATACGAATCAAGTTTATACCCTTTTTTAACTTCATGAAATAGATCGAAAATAAACCGTCCAGGCATAGGTAAAATCTTGAGATCGTTGTCCCCAAGTGCACTCGACGACAGCTTCTTATACACAAGTTCGCATGTATGATTCTTCAACTTACTCATTTCATAAAAAGATGGATCACATTTTGTCATAACCGCACGTTTCATTATATATTCTAAATCAAAACCAAATATGTTCCATCCAGTTATGATATCAACATCATTTTTCATGAGATACTCCTTAAACTCCATAAGCATTTCACGTTCCGTTGCATAACTCTTAATTATACACCCTTCCAAGTCAGAATCAGTTTTTTTATAACAAAAACATGTTTTATCGTATGGTATTTCTGAACCAAAATGTGCAAGTGATACAGCGATTTGAAAACATGCATCATCTTTTACATCTGCATCAGGAAACTTACCAGTTGAACTATTACACTCAATATCCACAGATGCCACTACGAAAGGTGCAGTCTCCGGAATATCAACCGGTTTAAGTGTTTTCCAGTCGTTACAAAATAAGTCTATATTAACACGTGCTAAATGTGAACGAACACATGCATCTCCAGAATCCATCCACCCGGTCGATTGAATATTGGTTCGGTGCATTAATCTCAAAACGGGATCGAGGTTTGATTCATAGACTTTATATTTTATAGATTCATCAGGTAATGTACGTTTTAATCTCCCATTTACCATACGTCGCGCCGCCAAATTCTTGAAATTTAATTGCATAAAAATAAATTTTTCATTATTTTGAAATCCCCAAACATCTTTAGATTGAACTATGTCATAACTTACTAAACATTCAGGACACACTTTATCAATCTTTGTATATAAATTACGAATGTCTAATTGCGACGCTTTCTTCGGGAGTTTCACGAAGAAGTATGGTGTAAAACTAGTCGTAACACATACAGATTTACCTTCTTTTGTTTTACCAAAAATACTAATTAAATGTTCGTCCTCCGTGTCTTGTGTTTCCCAGGTCAATACTTGGAACACGACCATTTTATCTTATTACGTCAACGCCCGATTTTTTTAATATAGTATAGTAGTAAATATGTCAGCTGCTTTGATTGATCTTGTCTCAGTCGGTGCCCAGGACGTCTATATCACGGGCGATCCTCAAGTCTCTTTTTTTAGACAAAACTATAAACGTCACACAAACTTTTCGATAAAACCAGAACGTATGGATTATATCGGGACGTTTGAATCGGGAAACGAAATTTCCATTCCTATCAAATCGAAAGGTGATCTTTTGAGTTACGTGTGGATTGAAAATGCCAATATTAATAGTCGTAATAACAATGCCTCAATTTTTAAATCCGCGAATGGAACATCGGATGAAACTTCACCAACTGAATTCTCTTTGTGGATTGGTGGTCAAGAAGTTACCAAATTGGATTCACTTTTCATTAATACCGTACACAATACGTTATATAACGAATCTTCGGCGAAAGCGACGTGTGCCATGACAACTCAAGACGGTGGTGATAATACCAGTACCGGAAGTTACGTCATTCCTTTCTTTTTCAGTGAAGATTGGACGAAATCTTTACCACTCGTCGGTCTTCAATACCACGAAGTTGAAATTAGAATTAAGTGTAGAAATGGTACATTTAGTTTAGGTTCTTCGCCAAAGGTATACGGTTCTTATGTATTTGTTGATACAGAAGAACGCGAATTCTTTGCAAACGGTGAACATGAACTTCTCATTACACAAACACAACACCAGCCAATGTCTGCTTCTGATACGTCAATTGATTTGACTTACTTTAATCATCCAGTAAAAGCCGTTCACATAGCTGCGGGTAATCACTTGGACACAGCATACACATTCACTGATGCGTCTATGTTTATCAACGGTGTTCCACTCTTTGAAAATATGACACACGAATACCACAGAAACGTCGTTCCATCGAGACACTGTTCAGTTCTTAACAGCACAGTTGATTCAGAACAAATATATACATGGCCACTCTGTCTTACCATGAACAAATCCCAGCCAACGGGTACTTTGAACTTTTCGCGAATCGATAACGCGAAGATAAATATTAACACTCCAACAAGTTCAACCCTTGATATGATTCGTGCGTATGCGGTCAACTATAACATTCTCAGGATTAAGAATGGTATGGGTGGTGTCGCATTTGGTAACTAATTTTTAATTTAATTCGTACCCGAAGAACCAAAACCTCTTTCACCACGTTTTGTCTCTTTCAATTCATCGACCTCCTCTATAAGTGGTGTTTCACACTTTTCCAAAATTAATTGTGCGATTCTATCGCCTTGTTTAATTTCAAATGATTCACTCCCGTGATTAAACAAGATAACCTTCAATTCACCAGTATAGTCCGGATCAATAACACCAGCACCCGTTTGGATTCCATGTTTTACACTTAAACCCGATCTCGGTGCAATACGTCCATATACACCGTTAGGAATAGTTGCACAAATACCTGTACTTACAATACCACGTTCACATGCGTTAATCTTCATGTTTTCCATGCTATACAAATCGTACCCGACCGATCCAGGTGATGCACGCGTCGGTAAAGTTGCGTCGAGAGTTAATCGTTTAATTCTGAGTGTTTCCATGTTTTATTATCTTATGAGCGTTTTCTTTAAAACCATTTAAAATAGTGTAACGTATATTTAGAAATGAGTCTTAAAATTATTATGGGTAACATGTTTTCAGGAAAAACGTCCGAACTTATTCGACGTTTAAAAAGGTACAAAGTTATAGGTAAACGTATTCTTGTTATAAACTCCAAAAAAGATACACGCGCATCTGAAGATGTTTTACGTACCCATGATAATGTTCGTTTTGATTGTATAAAAACAAACAATCTCGATGAAGTCGACTTTTCGGATGTCGACGTCATAGCAATGGATGAAGCTCAATTTTTTACAGGTCTTAAAAAATTTGTTGAAAAAGTTCTCGATTCGGGAAAAACCATTCTACTTGCGGGTCTTGATGGTGATTATAAACAGAGAAAGTTTGGTGAACTCATAGACTGCGTACCTCTCGCCGATAAAGTGTTTAAAATATCGGCGATGTGTATGGAGTGTATGGATGGAACACACGGCCCTTTTACAAAACGTATCGTACAAAATGATGAACTTGAACTTGTTGGAGACCATGATATGTACAGGGCGGTGTGTCGAAAACACCTTTAGTAAAAATATATCCAGTAATTATATATGCGAGTTCATTTGGAAAATAGTCCTCGTATTGATAAAAAGTTTAGAGTTACTTTTGAAAATGGTAGAATAGTTGATTTCGGTGCAAAAGGGTACTCCGATTATACAATACACAAAAACCCGTTACGAATGCGTTCATATATAACTCGTCATGGTGGTTTTGTTCCTTATATGGTACAAAAACAAACCGACCCTAAATTGGTTCATAAAAATATGCTCGATGTGTCCCGGAGCGATAGAGAAAACTGGGGTAAAACAGGTATCTATACAGCTGGTTTTTGGTCGAGATGGCTTTTATGGAGTCACCCAGAACTCGAAGGTGCGAAAAAGATTATATCTAAGAAGTTTGATTTATCTTTTCTTTAAGACCGCGGCGTTTAAGGTTTGCTTTTAAAGCAGTCATTAAATTTGCGCGTGGATCTCTTTTAGTTGGAACAGGTGGTGCTGGTGGCACTGGAGGTGCACGTTTAGGTAGGACTGGTGGTGCGGGTGGAATTGGTGGAACGCGTTTAATTGGAACTGGTGTAGAAACTCGACGAACACGTGGAACATTTGGTTCAGCCGTTCGTAAAAGCGTTTTACACGTTCGTATAAGTTTTTTCGAATCACGAACCTGAATTTCCAAAGCTGGTGGTCGTCGCCTTTGAATTTTCATCTTAAGTTCTTTTTCACTCAGAGGAACACGTTTACCCCTAATTTTTTTAGTCACGCGAAGTCCAAGACGTTTTGCTTCGTCTTTTAACAAATCTATCTTCATTTATATTAACCAATATAATTTTATTTACTTAATATAAATGACATCTTTTGAATGTCAACCATTGAGTCTATCATCTACAATATGTAGTTGTCTGTGTTGTTTTTTTGCAGTATATAAACCAGCCCGTGTTGCTATGCAATACGCGAAAAGTCCACAAGTTATACTCGCTTTATGTCTCGCGTGCTGCTGTATGAGTTCATCAGTAGCACAAATGGGTGGTTGTGTATACGAAGCCGTCGCACCAAAAAAGAAAGAAGAATAATTAAAAGAAATTATCCGTTCTATACAATTTCGCCTGAAATGAACCTGTTTGTCCTAAAACCGAAACAGTTTCATTTCCATAAAGTTCTCGACACCCAATATCTTCCATACAATCGCGGTTATCAACTGTTACCGGAAGTGGATACACTTGATCGCCTGGTGTTGTCGTGTAATAATGATATTGATCGCGTCTCCCTCGAACTTCTTTACCGTATAAGGGTAACGTTTCCTCATCCGAACCTACAAGAACCCCCATTTGTTGAACATACCCAGGTTTATACTCCTTAATTGGTGGATTTCTAAACTCCTTTTCAACTGGTATTTGGACTGGAACTTCAACTGGAACTTCTACGGGTACCCGAACCCGTTTTTTAATAATAATTGGGTTACTTATTTGATATATGATTATAAGTATAAGTACTACTAAAACGGTCATTAACAATTTTTGTTTTGTCTTAACTTTCATTTATGTATACCAATATTATTTAACAAGTCGTTTTCTAAGTTCGTGAAGAGGTTCCAAATCTATTCTATTAAGTCTGTATTGAACAAGTAACCATAGGAAGAAGAAAACAGACTTTAAAAAGTTATTCGCGTCTGTATCATCCATTTTATATATAGGTCCCATTACACGACCAAAGAAAGTTTCATCTTTATCATTTCCTGTTACGACCATTTCCATCTGTGTTAATGCACACGTGTCGTCATTGACAGACCAGTGGAAAAATATAAACGGAACAAGGAGTGAATAAAACTCGAGGTTTTGTTTATTCTTCATAAATGGAATAACTAACATGGTTATAAAAAAGAGCAAATGAATGAAAAATATAATATTCATCTCTATTAGTATGAACGAAGAAAAGAAACTCCCAAAGATATGGCATCCACAACAGGAAAAAATATTAAAGGCCTGGGGAGAAGCAGCAGCGTGTTATAGATATATGCATTACCAAGCATATTGTTCATACAAGAATTTGAGTATGAAATTTACTATACCACTCATAATTGTAAGTACAGTCACTGGTACTGCTAACTTTGCACAGGAAACATTTCCACCTTCCGTACAACCATTCGTACCATCCGCAATTGGTGGTTTAAATTTAATCACGGCCATTGCGACAACAATCATGCAATTTCTTAAAATTAATGAACTTATGGAAGGTCACCGGGTTGCTTCCGTACAATATGGTAAAGTTTCACGAACAATACGTCTCGAATTAACTTTACCTCTATCCGAACGAACACAAAATGGCACAAATATGATTGAAAATATGAGAACAGAATATGATCGCTTGATAGAACAATCACCAAATGTTCCTAAACAAACGTTGGACGCATTTGAACGTGAATTTCCCGATGATAATGCATTTTTCAAACCCGAAATTATGCATATACAACCAATAAACCCGTTTAAGGCGATTGAAGAAAACAAAGTTATAACTAAATTAAAAGATGCTATGGGAGGTGTAGCAAAACGAGAACTCAAAAAAGAACTCGACGAAATACGTGGAGTATCCCCAATTGTAAAAAAAGCCGTTAAAGCCGATATAGAACGCGTACAAGAACGTAAGAATGAAATATCGGATTTAAAAGATAAAGGACTCGTGAGTCTAAAGGGTGATCTTATGAAGGAATTACGTAGAAGGACCGAACTCATGGAAGTTGTTACAGAATCACCGAAAGACGATTCACAAGATACGCAACCATAATAAATAATGTAAAGTTAAAGACTGTAATACACATCAAATAAGGAAAAAGTTTCCTTTTTAAAGGTTCTAACACTCTCGTTTGAAGTGTATTATTTTCCATAATAATATCTAACGCCTGAGTAGCGAGATCCATATCTTCGTCGCTTGACATGGATGCCTTTGTTACAATACATAAACAAAAAAAGGATGAAAGTATTTCGCTTCATGATCGCGAAATAAAAGAAATTACATCTCTATTGAAAAATGGTAAGAATGTATTTTTATGTGGTGCGGCTGGTGTTGGAAAAACATTCGTTATTAAAAAAATTCTTGATGAAACAAACAGTATAGAATTATACGACGAGGTATTGCGCAAAAAAGATTTATTTCTATCTACGATAAAATATTCAAATATGTACACCTATATAGACGACTATGAATCTGATACAGCATATAAAAGTATAGTAGAAACGGTATGTGAAGGAGGACGCATCACAAAAAAACCATTACTTGTTACATCTAAAAATGTACATATGTTACCAAATTTCAAACTTGTATTTATACCAAAGCGTAAGCCAGAAACTATACAATGGTTAAATAAAAATCACCCGCGTTCAAAAATAGCATCTGAAAAATGTAAAGGAAATATAGGAAACTATTTTAATTACCTCGAATTTAAAGATGATAAAGATATTTTTAAATCTTCAAAGGAAATTATTGAAGATTACTTCTGTAAACCTGGTAACATAGACATAGAAGAAACCATACACGAACATGGACACGTTTGGGGTGCCGTACATGAAAATTATCTAGAAACAGAACCAGAAAACTCCGAAAAAATCATGCATGCCTTGATAGATGCGGATATTTACGATACAGAACTCTATAACGGTGAATGGGATGTTATGCCTTACTTTGTTTTAAATGCCATAAAAATCCCTAAAATATATATGAAAAAACTACTTGATAAAGATAAAATTCGTCCAGGGAGCGCATGGACAAAATATGGTAATCAGAAAATGCGTGAACAGAAAATTCGAAGTATACAAGCGCGTTCACACACAAAAATGTCACATCACGAGTTTATGCTTTTACGAGAATATGCAAAATGTGGCGACGTTTCAAAATTCAAAGAATACTCTCTGACACCACAAGATTTTGATGTTATGAACCACCTTGGTTTACAAAACAAATTAAAACAAAGGGAAGTGACTAAAATCAAAAAAATGATTAAAGAAAATGATATAAACTAATTAAATGAATACTACTACAACACCAACTGAAGACACCGATGAATTTAAGGTGTCGAGAGTCATGGGAAATGAAATTTTTTATTGTGGTGAAATAACAGAAGTAGATATTCTTGAATTTATTGAAGATTTTAAGAAACTCGAAATTGAACTTCTTAAAAAGAAGGCTGAACTTATAGGATACGAACCAGTCATACACGTTCATATATGTAGTGAAGGTGGTGATTTATTCGCGGGGATAAGTGCTATGAATATTATAGAAAAATCTCGAGTTAAAGTCGTCACTATTGCACAAGGTGTATGTTGTTCGGCGGCAACATTTCTCCTTTTGGGTGGTCACGAACGTCGTATAGGTAAAAATGCACACGTTCTCATACACCAAATAACTACAAATGGATTTTGGGGTAAATATGAAGAACTCAAAGACGAAATGAAATCATGTGATAAATTCATGGATATGGTTATAAAAACATACAAGGAAAAAACAACTATACCCCAAAAACAATTTAAGAAAATTATGAAACGTGATATGTATTTAGATGCACAAGAATGTATCAAGTATAACGTCGTTGATTCGATTGATTAATGTCTATGTGTCTTTTATACAAACCGATAATAGATAAGAGTATTATAAAAATACAAATAGTATTCGCATTTATGGGAATAACTGTGTTTTCTGGAGGCCTAAGTCGTTCCATTCGTTTATAATCTACAACTGGAGGAACACTACTCATCTACTATAATGGAAACAATTTTTAAAACTGATAAAAACGGTAATCAAAGGTACACGTCTATTCGTGTTGAAAAACTCAAAGACGGTACTGCAAATATTATTAAAGCAACTGGTGTTGTTGATGGTAAAGAATCTATCTCAACAACACACGTACCACGTGGATATGAAAGTGCCCTGAAAAGAGCTAAAACCATGTGGAAAAATTTACAAGTTCCGGATGTCATGCCCATGTTAGCAAACAAATGGGAAGAACGTAAAAAGTACATCTCGGAACCATTTTACGTTCAACCCAAACTCGACGGCGTTCGTTTACTCGTATCAAATAAAGGAGGCATTTCGCGTACAGGTAAACTCGTCCCGGGAACCGAGTACCTTGGTAAAGACCTTAAGGATGGAGAGTACCTTGATGGTGAGTGTTACGATCCAAACAAATCGTTTGAAGAAATTACGAGTTTATTTAAAACTGACCCAAAACAACTTGAATTTTACGTGTTTGATTATTTCGACGTCAATCGTCCCGAATTACCATTCGAAGAACGCAAAAAGTACGTTACGGTCGAAACAAATCTCGTTCGTAAAAAAACATGTTTGAAACAATTTCACGAAAGTTTCGTTTCACGGGGTTATGAAGGTACGATGGTTCGTGAACCTTCGAGTGTATATGAAAATGGGAAACGGAGTAATTACTTATTGAAATTCAAGGATTTCATGACAGAAGAATATGAGGTTGTAGATGCAAAGACAGGTCACGGTAGAGACGCAGACGCCGTCGTATGGGTCTGTAAAACAGAAAATGGGGATACATTCTGTGTTCGACCTGAAGGTTCAATTGAACAAAGAGAGTATTTTTATGCAAACAGGGGAAAGTATTTCGGTAAAATGCTTACCGTAAAGTTCCAAAACTTAACAGAACTTGGAATACCAAGGTTTCCCGTTGGAATAGTATTTAGAGATTATGAATAAATATATTATACTACATTAATGAAAAGAGTTGCTATCGATCTCGACGAAGTTCTCGTATCGTTCGTTAAACCCATGGCAAAGTTCCGTGGTTATAAAATGCCGACCACTAAAAAGTACGAGTATGTTTATAAAGATATGTTCAACATTACGGAACTCGAATCACGTAACATGGTCCATGACTTTTATGAATCAGAGGCGTTCGCAAAACTTAAACCAATAAAGGGAACGTGTAAACAAATGGGTCATTTACGCGATTACGCCGATAAAATGTATATCGTCACAGGTCGCCAAGAGTTACGCGCGTGATCAGACTGAAAAATGGTTAAGGTACTGGTTCCCGAATACGTTCGACGATCTTATCATGACCAATAGTTATACGGATCACGAAATCGAAAAACACGAAATTTGTCGTAGTCTCGCACTCGATTCAATCATAGACGATAGTTTTGACGTGTGTACCAAATGTAACCGCATGAACATCGATGCGTATAACATTATAGGGTACGGTGATATTACGTACCCATGGTCTGTAGATTCAAGTATGGCACGTGCATGGGATTGAAAGTTATTTAAAAGAAACGAATGATATTAAGTAAAATGTCGTTCGGTATTGTCAATGTTTGTACACCCAC